TACTACATATATACGCAAGTTCCTTAAAGATGCGCCTAAATGCACTACAACTAGTCATCATTTGAGTCACTCAGCCTATGCATACTACACTGGTCCTTGGCACAAAGCATTGGTACTTGTTATAGATAGTATTGGCGAATGGGATACAGTTAGTATATGGAGTGGCATGGATGGCAAGCTGAAAAAACTATGGAGTCAACCATATCCTCACAGTATAGGTATATGGTACAGTGCTATGACACAGCGTATAGGACTAAAGCCACAAGAACATGAATACATACTCATGGGCATGAGTGCAATAGGTGATCCTGATAGATTATACAAAGATATTAAACGTGATTTTATAGAGAAAACACCCACAAGCTATCATCCATTTACTGTATTCAAACGCAACTCGCACAGAGGTTGTATGGATTGGAGACCTGACTTAAATACTCCACAGGACTATGCTGACATAGCCGCGGCTGTACAGCGTATATATGAAGAAATATTTCGAGAACTTTGCCGTAGTGCATATCACATGACAGACGAACTATATGAAAATATAATATTAGTTGGCGGCTGTGCTTTGAATTGTGTTGCTAATCCAATAGCGGGAGAGTTTTTTACAAATGTGCATGTGCCAGCAAATCCAGGAGATGCTGGTAGTGCAATAGGATGTGTACTAGCACATCAAAAACAATTTTTAGAAATGCCACATGCATTTTTAGGACATGAAATAAAAGGAGAATATCCAGTTGATACAATTCTCAAACAATTACACAGCGAAAAGATTACGGCTGTGGCTTCCGGTCGTGCTGAGTTTGGTCCTCGGGCTTTGGGCAACCGTAGTATCCTTGCTGATCCCCGCGGAGATGATGTCAAAGAGCGTGTTAACAGTATTAAACACAGAGAAGCATTCAGGCCCTTTGCACCAGCAATCCTCGCAGAACATGCAGAAGAATACTTTGAAGGAAGAACAGGCGACTTTATGCAGTACGTTAGTAAATGCAGACATGCTGACAGATTTCCAGCAATCGTCCACTACGATGACACAAGCAGAGTTCAAACAGTACCTAAGAACAGTACTAGCGGACTTAGACCACTGTTAGAGCGTTGGTATGCTGATACAGGTTGCCCCATGTTGTTAAACACCAGTTTAAATATCAAAGGCGAACCACTAGTAAATACTAGACAAGATGCACAGCGTTGGAGCAAAAAATACGGAGTTGAAGTATGTTTACCAAAATAAAAAACTTTATATTATGGCCTTATACCAGATATAAAGAAAAACAAGCACTAAAAAAGAAATTAATGGAACTACGCAAGAAAGATCCATTCATATACGAGTAGACACACTACGCTGATTCGTGTATAATAAAACTATAACGGAGAAATAAAACATGTTAGATGTTATTCAAATAAGTTATTTTGAGCCTTACGCTGATGATAACTTTGAATTACTACAGCTTTTTGCACCCCACGCCAAACGTGTACAGGGTGTAAAAGGTATTTTTGAAGCACACAAACAAGCGGCAAAGATAGCTGAGACACAAAACTTTTATGTAATTGATGCTGATGCGGAAATAGATGAACAGTTTAATTTTAACTTTACACCAGGTGTTACCAATGAAGCGTATCCAGGTATAAGAGAAATAGATTGCGTTTTTGTATGGCGCAGTCGTAATCCTATAAATGATTTGTTGTATGGATATGGTGGTGCTAAACTGTTTCCACGCAAAGCACTCAGAGAAGCTGAAGAGTGGAACATTGATATGACCACAACATTGGGTTGTCCTTTTGTGCCAAAATTTCAGGTAAGTAATATTACTGCATTTAACACTGATCCATACAACACATGGCGCAGTGCATTCAGGGAATGTACAAAGCTAGCGGCAGGTATTATACCCAACGGTGACAACACAGACAATGAATATAGACTTAATGTTTGGCAAAACAAAGGAGCTAAACGCAAGCACGGTGAATATGCTATACTAGGAGCTCAACAAGGTGCTGACTTTGGTAAGCAATACAAAGATGATCCAGTTACATTAAACTTAATTAATGATTTTGACTGGCTCAAGGACACTTTCGATGACGCAATTTAAAGCACAATTCGATGAAATAAAGAACCCAGCAGTGGAAAAACTATTCTGGATGAATGGTTTGCAAGAATATCTACAACACAAACAACACCCACAGTTGGAAATATATAATAAAATTAAAAAAGCTATAATGTATGGTAATGTATATGCTATGCAAGAACTAGTAATGCAAGAAATAAGACGTGGTCACATTAATCTAAGTGATGAATTTGTAAGGGTTTTGTTCAATCAGTATTCAGGATATGAACAAATAACTCATAGAAAAGTGCTACAGTATATCAGTCATTGTATTGATGATGAATATATTAGAATGATCAGTCGATGGAGTATTAAATTTGGTAGCAAGGCACTGCTAAACGATCACTTCAGCAGAGGACAGATGCTTAGTAAACTGTGGATGGTAGACAAACTCAAAGACTTATTTCCAGCCAACAGCATACCAACTATTGCACACTATGGCGGATGGTATGCCACAGTAGCACAGCATTTATTTCAACATTATGAAATCAAAAACTATTGGAATATTGAAAAAGATGTTAAGTGTGTTGGTATCAGTGAAGCATTCAATGACGAACAAAGAAACAACAATTGGCAGTTCAAAGGTGTTGGAGTTGATGTAAATGATATATATTGGAAATATCGCAAAACAGGCGAGGATGTCAAGCCAGGAGATGAATACTTTATAGCTGGTGTACAAAATGCACAAAAAGAATATATTGAAGTAGAAGTTACACCAGATCTTATTATAAACACCAGTTGCGAACACATGGACAACCAATGGTTTGAAAACATACCCAAGGGCAAAACAATTTGCTTGCAAACAAATGATTATTTTTCAAATGAACAGCATATTAATTGTTGCAGAGATTTAAATGATGCAATAGCCAAGTATCCAATGAGTAAAACAATTTACACAGGTGAACTTGAAACTGCTGAATACAATCGTTTTATGATTATAGGTGAAAAATGAACTTGGACGATATGAAGCTAAGAGAACTACAGCGTGAAAGTGCAAGAGCATTAGCCGCAATACAAGCTACCAACAATAACATTCACCAGTTTAATAAAAAAGCACATCACAATAGTCAACTATGGTACAAGGCTGTAATAGAATGGTATGTGGAACAATATGGTGATTTACCCAGCAAAGTTGGGCCAGGTACAGAAATAGAACTAATACACGATGTATAATTACAATGATATCGAAGCAGTACATTTAGAAATAACGCAAAAGTGTCAAGCCGCATGTCCTATGTGTGACCGTAATGAAAATGGCGGAGTTGACAACAAGCATATTACCAATGCCGAATTGAGCTTACAAGACTGTCAAGCGATCTTTACACCCGACTTTATTAAACAATTAAAAAATACATTTATGTGTGGCAACCTAGGCGATCCTATAGTAGCCAAGGATACACTGGAAGTATTTGAATATTTTAGACAACACAATAGCGATATGTGGCTAAGTATGAATACAAATGCTGGAGCAAAAGATGTTAAGTGGTGGCAAACGCTTGCTAAAACAATTGGTAGACAGGGTGCCGTTATATTCAGCGTTGACGGTCTTAGCGACACTAATCATTTGTATAGGCAAAATGTTGTTTGGGACAATGTAGAACGCAACATGCGAGCATTCATTGAAGCTGGAGGTAGAGCTCGTTGGGACTACATTATATTTGGACACAATGAACATCAGGTTGAACAAGCAGAGCAGTTGGCTGAACAGTGGGGTGTTGAACGTTTTCAAAAGAAAAAGTCAGCTAGATTCTTTACTGCTGGCAGTGAACGCAAAGAAGTACATCAGGCTCGCAATAGAAAAGGTGAACAAACACAAGCTATTGCAGAGCCTACTAAAAAAGAAAATAAAAATATTGCACTAGAAAAAACTGCTGAAATTAAAAAAACATATGGTAGTATGATGGACTATTACAACAAGTGCAGTATAAATTGTAAAGCCATTGAGAAAAAAGAAATATTTGTAACAGCAGAAGGATTGTTAATGCCATGCTGTTGGACTGCTGGACGCATGTACAAATGGTGGCACAAAGACTATAGAGTAGAACAAATATGGGATTACATTGATCGTGCCGGAGGAAAAGGTGGAATTGATTTGATTAAAAATGATTTAAAACAAGTTATGCAGGGCGGTTTACTAACAGATATTAAAGACAGTTGGAATTTGTCCAGCATCGAACAAGGCAAATTGGGTGTATGTGCTATGAAGTGCGGAACAGAGTTCGATCCTTTTGCCGAGCAATTTAGATAGAAATAAGTAATAGTATGAAAACTGATAAAATCAGTCCAACGTTTTGTGCGTTACCTTGGTTGCATTTGAGTTCAAGACCCGATGGAAAGATGCGTACTTGTTGTACGTCAAATGCTAGTAGTGTACAAGATCCAGACAGTAATAAAAAAATAGGCGGCGGTGAAGTCGGCGTAGTAAAAAATGATGATGGAGTTCCAGCAAACTTCAATCACACCAGTCTGACAGATGCATGGAACAGTGATTACATGCGTAATGTTCGAAAAATGATGTTGCGTGGTGAAAAGCCAGCACCTTGTTTAAAGTGTTACAAAGAGGAAGAAGCTGGACATCTAAGCAAACGTAATTGGGAAACTGACTATTGGGGCAAACGCTATGATCTATTTGACATGGCTAAAGAAACACAAGAGGACGGAACAATAGATCCTAAGATACGCTATATTGATTTGCGTATGGGTAGCAAATGTCAGTTGGCTTGTGTGATGTGTAGCCCACATGATAGTACAGGCTGGATCAAAGATTGGAACAGTATATTTCCACAAATAGAAAATAAAAAGCTAAAGCAAAGCCAAGGGTGGGACAACAAAGGTCGTAATGACGGAGCCAGTTACAATTGGCACAAAAACAATCCACGCTTTTGGAAAGAACTAATGGAACAAGTTCCACACATGTATCAGTTATACTTTGCTGGCGGTGAAAGTTTGATTATCGACGAACACTATGACCTACTAGAAGAATGTATACGACAAGGTTATGCTAAAAATATTGAATTACGCTACAACTCAAATGGTGTTGAATGGCGTGATGACTTGTTTGATTTGTGGGCAGAGTTTAAACGTGTACGTTTTCACTACAGCATAGATGCACATGGTGAACACAACGATTACATACGCTATCCCACACAATGGGAACATCAGGAAAAGGTATTTCATTTATTAGACAATACTGCACCACAAGTAGAAGTTACCACAGCAACTACAATAATGGCACTCAATGTAGCTTATATACCAGAGTTTGTCAAGTGGAAAGTGGATCAAAACTTTAAAAAGATCAACAAGTGGCCCTTGGGTGCAGGTGGAATTAATATGCATTTTGCTTATTGGCCACCACAACTTAACTTAAAAGTATTACCAGAACACATTAAAAAACAAATAAGTGACAAATACGAAAATGAATTTTATCCTTGGATAGATGAAAACTGGCATAGGTTTACTGGTGTACAAGAGCTGGGCATTGATAAAGAAACATTCGATAATAATCCATATGGCATAAAACGCTACAAAGGTATTATTAACTTTATGAACAGTGAGGACTGGAGTGCTAGATTACCTGAAACAAAAGAATGGCTAAACCTTGTAAACAAACAGCGTAATTGGGGGAATAAGTTTCCGGAAGTGTTTCCGATACTAGCAGAATTACTATGACCAGAAAAGTAAAACGCGAATTTAAATATAGAATTGGTGATCCTTATCCAGACGATCTGCCCACTTGTGTTGTGCCGTGGACCAGTATATGTTTGGCGGCAAATGGTGATATTAAGCCTTGTTGTCAGTTTGACGCAAAAGGCGCACACAATATCTATCTCAAAGGCAGTACATTAGAATCAGCATGGGATGATTATGCTGAACTAAGACAGCAGATGTTAAACAAAGAAAAGCCTGAGAAATGTATAAGTTGTTG